TATTCGCATCATATTGATAGGCAGTATTCGCATACAAAAATGATTTTGTTAAATCTTTATTTACTAACGCATCGGCGGCAAGATTCTTATAATACATTGCTAGAAATGTTTTATAAGAATACTTTATTCCTTTGCGATTACCTTCGTTTGGAAAATAATCAATAACTATTCCAGGAAGTGTTTCTAAAAACTCAAGCGCCTCAACCGGATTTTTAAACTCCTCTTTCCCATATTTAGTTAATGTAAATGATAATAACTTTAAACTGTAAGTATGTAAAACAAATGCGGTTGAACCTTTTAAGGTACTCAAACTATTTTCAATTGTTAATTGGTCTTTAGCTGATAAACTCCGTATTGTTGCAACGATTTTTTTATCTAACAGCTCGACGTCGCATGTAGCATACCCATTAAAAAATAGGTCCTCTAGTAATTTTTTGTTAGTTTCACTCATAATTTTATTTTCTTTTGGTTAATTGTTGTAATGTTTACTAATAAACCTTATTTCTTAATATATCGAAATTATGAAGCCAGGTCAATAGTAATTATCTCTATAAATTGGTATAAGAACAATGAATATTTAATCAAGGATTACATGAAAAGTCCAACTATAATTTTATCCAATATGGCGTATATTACAGGGCTTCCTCTTATTAGCCTTAAAAAAATAAGAAAATTTTTAACAATTGAAAATCCTTTATTTCGCCAGGGGCTGAATTTAGGTCTTGCAAATTGGGGAGTTCCACGTCATGTGACATACTACAATGAGCCCGAAAAGAATAAATTTGGCTCAATTACAGTTCCTATTGGAGCTTTAAATGACATATTACTTATAATCCACGAAGACGGAAAAGTTTCTAAATCAGATATTACTGATAACCGTTATACAAAGGATTTATCAGACTACTTTAATAAAGTACAATTTACACCTACTCTACGTGATTATCAACAAGATATGGTAGATGCGTGTAATAACAAAACTATAGGAGTTTTAGAGGCAATGACTGGTGCTGGTAAAACTATTTTTGCTTTAGCTCTTATTCTTAAAATGAAACAATCAACTATCTTTTTAGTTAATACTTTAGAACTTGCACACCAAACGATTAATGCATTTGTAAAATTTACAAATTTAACTACAGATAATATTGGTTTTATTGGGGATGGACAATTTAGTGTAAAGCCTATTACAGTCGCGCTTCATCAAACAATGGCACGACTCTCTGAAGAACAATTTGGCTTACTAAATAAGAACGTAGGTATGATAATTGCGGATGAAGTACACATTGTAGCAGCAAGTACTTATTACCACACGATGACCTCATTGAAAGCAAAGTATAAATGGGGCATTTCAGCAACACCAAAAAGGGACGATGGTCTTACTAAAGTTATATTTTTAGCTACTGGACCAAAAATCCACACTGTTCCAAAGGAGAAATTTAAGGACATTTTAATTACACCCGAGTATAAACCGATAGAGACGTCTTACACATTTCCGTTAATACAGTCGCAAGACTACCAGGAAATGATAGCTGACCTCTCTATGGACAAAACACGAAATGAATTAATTTGTACCGCAGCAAAAGAATACCCAGATAAAATGTTAGTATTTTTATGCTTACGTATTTCTCAAGTAGAACACTTAACCAAAGAGTTAGGGGATGACGCCGTAATGCTCACCTCTAAAATGTCAAAAAAAGAACGTAAAGCACGAATGGCTCAACTAGTTGCTGGAAAAAAACGTATTGTTGTATCTACCTACGCTTTATTTAGTACAGGTATTGATATTCCAAAACTAGAAGTGTTATTTATGTGTGCGCCGATGCGGTCAGAAGTGAAACTTAGACAAAGTGCAGGAAGATTAATGCGAAAAGCTGAAGGCAAAACTTCTGCAAGCATTATTGATTTTGTAGATCGTCAGGTTGGCTTACTAGCCGCTCAAGCACGTAAACGTGCTAACGTATTAAAAAAACTATAAGGAGAATCACAATGTCAAAACGTTTTAATTGGAAACGATTAACACCCTCACAAAGACAAGAACGTAAAGAAACATTAGCAACTTGGTGTAACCCTCCAGGCACACAGTTTGCTATTACTGCATCTGGTTTAGTAACTACCTTACCTACTGACCCGGATCAAAGAAAATCATTTATTGAAAATGATTTAAAAGTAGATGGGGCAGATGACGCGTATCAACTGTTTATGGACGCAGTTAATGAAGGATAAAACTTCAGAACTCATAAATCAATATCCCGCTCCAATACTGAAAGAAAAAGCTCAACCAGTAATTCCATTATCAAAGTTACAAGAAACCTCGTTAACCCAAATTACGTCTGATAAGGTAAGTCTTTGGGAATCGGAAATTGAGCAGTTCATTGTAGATTTAAAAGCAGCAGCCAATGCGTTAAGTTTCAATTGTCTGGGCTTAGCAGCTAATCAACTTTGGCCAAAGGAATCTGTGTATCCAGCAGTTTTTGTTATGCGGTGGCCTACAAACGACTATAAAAGTTGGAGTTGGCAAGAAATTATCAATCCCGATGTAGTCTTGAGTGGTAAACGTATTAAGCTGGAAGAAGGTTGTCTTAGTCTTAGAACTCACACAGTGCCGTCGAAAAAGAAACAGCGGCGCTCTAATGTAACTCTGACTTATCAAACCCTAAGTAATTCTATTCCTCAAACTACAAAGTTCTATGGCCACCTTGGACCATATGCACAAATAGTTCAGCATGAATATGATCATCTTATGGGCAAACTGTGCATAGAATAATGGAAGACGAAGTTACAAGAACAAACTATCGAATAGTACGAAGCTGTGGAAATTGTAAATTCTACTGGTACTACAAAGGTAATCAACGGCGTGGAAACTGTCGCTTGGGGAGTGAATATGCTCGCACCAAAGCGACAGGTCAAGCGCGTACGGATCACAATAATAAACAACGATGGCCAACGACTTATAGTACATGTGTATGTGATTTTCATATCATTAAAAGTCGTGTTTGGAGCCTTGCCAAGGTCACTGATTATTGTGGCGCAAAATTAGAGGATATATAAAAATGTATGCCAGTATTATAAAACTTATAGAATCCCGCGGTTATCAAGCTTATATCAGTGATGAAACTGCACGGGATATGTATTTAAAGAAGTCTCCTAAGAGACATTGTGTTGCTGTTGCCGCCTCTTTCGCTGAACTACAGGCACAGTTTAAAGAATTTGTGGTTTCTACAGACCCACATAACAGTACTTTTAAAATACACTACAGAAGTAATATTTTTATTATTCGCCCATTGCAAATTATAAAATTAGATCATACGTATTGTAGTTACAGTTCTACTCTTTCCTTTGAAGCCGATGCCAAACATCGAGGATATACTATACAAGCTCTGTATTATAACCCAATCAAAAATACTTGGTTAAATTTCTATAATGCAAAGCAAGATATAGATAACAAAATAATTCGTTTAATTAATGGCGAATCAAGTCTTCTTGAGTCTAAAGTTCGCTTATTTAGCGGTCCTGTATTAGTAGGAACCTTGGGAGAAGGTTGGAAATTAGCTGCAGATACACATGAGTCAATTAAAAAATTCTATTTAAAAATTACAATGGCTCATACGAGTCAAATTCGCCAAGAGTTTATTAAAGTGTTCGGAGAATGTCAAGTGCCCAGTAGGGTCTTTAATATCTTACGTTCAACTAAATTACTTGATAGCTTATTTCCAGAACTAATGCTCTGTGTAGGGATTCCACAATCCAATAAACGTGCCAATCTCGATCTTTATCAACACATTATGTACGCATTAGACAGTGTTAAAATTGGCCAAACAAATAGTGTTGTTATTCGACTTGCGGCCCTGCTTCATGATATTGCTAAACCTCATACACAAATTCACACAGAAACAGGCATGCATTTTTATAGTCATGAAATTGTAGGAGCTATGTTATCTGAACGAATTTTATTTAGGTGGGGTTTTCCTAAACAACTAAGTCAGAAAGTCTCCTTACTCGTCCGAAATCATTTATTTGATGCTTATGCAAAGGTTCCTATTAAAAATATTCGAAAATTAATCGAACGAGTTGGGCCTAAGAATATTCATGATTTAATTGATCTACGGATTGCAGATCGCCATGGGACAGGTCGTAAAGATATCTCCATGGCAAAAGTACATGCGTTTCGTAGCCGTATTAATAAAGAGTTAGTCAAAATTTCCCCTACGCAATTTAAACTCGTATTATCAGAGTCTGCAATCCATAACTATATTCGTTATTCTACTGACAATCCACATGAAGCTGTGGAACCAGTACAACAATATTTGGAAAATAAGGTACTGTACGGCCGATTAGCTAATAAAACAACTAATTTAAAACGCGCAATTCGTGAAGTTAATAAAATTAAATGTCCTCTCGATAAGGCCCACCTTTTTAAAACGTGGACAGGGATATTAAAAGATGACTCCGAAATTTTTGATGATGGCAAACTTAAATGTGGTGTCTATTGTCAATTTCTTTGCGATACAATTAAAAATCAAACTTAATTATGGACTACCTCGTAATATTGCTTTTCTTAGCTGTTCCATATGCTTTCTATTTTAAACGCTATAAAAAAATACAGAAGGAATGTCATCAATTAGCAGAACAATATTCAACACTTCTGTCTCAAAAGAAAAGTAGTGAAATAATAACTGGGCAAATAGCTGAAAAATTAGTGCCCTTTTTAAAGTATTTTAACCATAACCCCAAAGACGCATTATTTTGTGGCAACCCAATCGATTATATTATTTTTGGTAAAGACGAAATAACCTTTATTGAAGTTAAAACTGGTAAAGCTAGGCTAACTAAAAAACAAAAACGTATAAAAGAAGCTGTAAAACAAAAAAATGTAAAATGGGAGGAAATAAGGATTAATTAATGTACATACATTCTCTTTATAGTAGTAGCTCTGGTAACTGTACACGGGTATATAATGATACAACAAGTATATTACTCGATTGCGGTGTAAGTATGAAGCGGATTTTCTCTAACGATGAATTTCCAATTGATGCTATTTTTTGTAGTCACGAACACAGTGATCATGTTGCTGGAGCCGGTGTTTTATGCCGAAAATTAAAAGTACCAATTTACATACATAAGAAATCTTATGAACCATTAACGGAAAGAATCTTCAAACAATGTGAAGATTATATAAATGAATTTGAAGGAGGACAAGCTGTAACAATAAAAGATTTTAGAATCTCAGCCTTTTCAACACGCCATGACTCGAAGAATGGCGGTATGGGTTATATTGTTAAAGAGCTTTCCACAGGTAAGCGTTTTGGCTACCTAACTGATACTGGAAGTTTTACTAAACTTATGAAAGAAACCTTAACTGATTGTGACGCATATTTTATTGAGGCAGCTCATGATATTACAATGCTACAGAATAATGAGCAATATGATGATATATTAAAAAATAGAATCATGAGCCCGTTTGGCCATCTATCTAATGATCAAACTATGCAATTTATTGATGAGGTAGTTAAAGAAAATTTTACTAAAACACAGTGGATTATTTTTGGACATTTAAGTGAAAGAACAAATACACCTGAATTAGTTAAAAGTGCATTCTACACTAAATTTCCAAACAAGGAATACAGTAACATTTATACGGCGCCGTGCAACGAATTACAAATTATTTAGTTGCTTACGGAATTAAAATTGTCTATATTAAAGTATAATAATAATAACTTTAAACCAGAAAACTAATGTGGACATTATTGTTTTTGATATAGAAACCATCCCCCAAAAAGACCCTCTTACCGATTCACAAGCAGCTTATCTCCATAACAAACTAACACGCCTTATCGGCACTAATTACTTAGAGCATGACGATTACGATGAGACACGACGACGTACAATGGGAACCTCACCGTTTCTTGGTGAAATTGTTTGTATTGGTATTAAAAAGGTTCTTAATACAGGAAAGTTTGATTCTGTAGCACTGACCGGTTCAGAGCAAGATATATTAACACGTTGGTGAGGCATTGCCTCAAAGCACAGCGGAAAATATGTACATTACAATGGACTCGGTTTTGATGTACCATGAATCATCAAACGCTCTATAAAACATGGTATAAAAGCTACAAGTAAGGACTTTTTAGAATTAAGACGATTTCAAAAATATCCTCATTTTGATGTGCAGATGATCCTTGCAGACTGGGACCGATTTAATGTTGTATCCTTAGATCTAGCATGTGATTTATTTAAAGTTCCTTCACCTAAAACTGGTGAAGTAAAAGCACAAGATGTGGAAGCTTATTATCATGCTGGAAAAATTGATGCAATAGCAGAGTACTGCTTAAAAGATGTAGACTCTACTTATGAAATCTATAAATTATTAACACAATATATTAAACACTAATCAAGGTACTTAAAATATATGAGCTTATTTGAACAAGCCGCCTCGAAAGGCACACGATTAAAGATGTACATTTATGGCGATACCGGGACTGGTAAAACTGTCACCAGTTTACACTTTCCAAATCCGGCCATAATAGATACAGAACGAGGCTCGGAACATTATGGTGACAAATTTACATTTCAACGACTTGATACAGCAGAACCAAAAAGAATTCATCAAGCGTTAGATGAACTACTAAAAGATCCTGCAGACTTTAAAACATTAATAATTGATTCTTTCTCTAATATTTGGGATAAAATTCAAGATATTCAATTAAGTCGTATGAAAGTTAAAACCGGCAATCCGGCCTATGTAATTCAACCGATCGATTACAAAACAATGAATGCAGAAGTACGTGGTATTGTACACAAACTATTAGCTTTAGATTTAAACATTATCGTAACTGCTAAGTCAAAGTTATTATACAGTACAGATAAATCTGAATTTATGCAAGTTATTGGTACACAACCAGATGGGCCTAAAGGCCTACCTTATATGTTTGACACAGTATTAGAGTTAATCAAAGATAGTGAAGGTGTGCGCAAAGCCATTACTCATAAAGATCGCACAAATTCTTTACCTCCTGAATTTGACTTTGAGTATCAAGAAATGGTCAAACATTTAGGGATAGAAGGCTTAGAACGAGAGCCTGTAGTATTTAACCAACAAGAGGCTCTTGACGGCCTATCACATAGAACAACTGACGTGGTTTTTAATGGTAAAACACTTCGTACCGCAGGTATAACTGATACATCATTACAAAAATTATCTGGCCTCGTAGCTAAGTTAGGTGAAGAGCATGTAATGACTAAACTTAAAAGCGACTATCTTGTAGATAGTTTCTTAGATTTAAAGGATGATGAAGCAGGGCTTTTTATCCGCGACTTAAATAATACATAACACCAACCAGGAACAATAAAATGGGAATTAACTTTAAAGATATAGGTGAAAACTCGGGCGGAAGTTTTGAGGCTTTACCTGAAGATAGATATAACGTTGTTGTAGAAAAAGCTGAACTTAGAACAGCCTCTACAGGAACACAAATGATAAGCGCACAATTTGCAGTAACTGAAGGTCAATATAAAGGCCGTAAGTTATGGAATAATTTTACCTTAACACCTAAAGCATATGTTTATCTATATAACTTTCTAAAAGCAGCTGGTAGCAAGGCTGTTGATTCAGATGATATAGATGAAACAGAAGTGGCAGGCCAAATGGTAGGACTAACAGCAAGTACCTATGTGGAGATTAAAAATAATAATCAAGGTAATGCTGTCAATGTAATGAGCAGGTTCTCTGGACTTGATAATTCAAGTACTACAACTGCCACTACAGTAACAGATGATAAATCTGCGAAACTATTCGCTTAATTAAATAACTTATTAGGGAGGCTAGATATCAACAGCCTCCCTAATTTATTAAGGGCAAATAATATATATGATGACACCAATTGAATTAGAGGGGCATTTATCGCGGATAAAAATATCCCCTGCTAAAGAAAAGTATTCAGATCCATCTATTATCCTCCGCGGATTTGTTCGAAGAGCGGATGGAATTGGCGCTCACCTACCAAATCTATACGACAACATATTTTCTGAATATAAAAATGTTTCCTTTGCTTGCCCGCCTGATCGTAAACCGTTTATGCACGGCTTTCTAGAAGAGGTGGCCAGTCTAGCTCCAGTGCATGCGGATCCCTGGCTGAAAGATTTTGAATGGATTAATAAATTTCGTTTAAAAGAAAATTTACATATAGAAGATCCACTGCCATACAAAGATGGTGTAGTCCTTAATGTGGGTGGCTTTTGTGGGCCCCTACCCAGGGAGTATGACAATAATGTTTTAGATTTTTTTAAATATAAAAAATCTCTCAATGCGAAACTAATTCTTTATCTCATGTGGGAACAAGCAAGTTTTGCCTCCTTAAAACCTTTTATGGAGCTGTATGATAAAGTAGTAGTTTCTAATACGTGGTTACAACATTCCTTAATGGCAGCCTATCCCCAAACCGTAATTAAAAAAGTGGAGCATTATGCAAATTATTATACACAATCAGCAACGGGTAGTAAAGACCAATTTGTATTTGGTTTTTCTGGAGGTCTTTGGGAACGTAAAAAAGTAGATATCCTAATGGAAGCATTTAATAAGTGTAAGACGAAAACTGATTTATTAAAAATACACTCGAGACGTCAGGCTAATACCGCGGACATGTTATTAACCTTTAAGACTATATATAGCCAGTTTGGCGCCCAAGTCGATTTTAACAATCAAACTTTAACTGATCACGACTTCGCACAGTGGTGGGACTCGCTAAATTGCTACGTTTTTATCTCCGCTGGAGAATCTTATAGTATAACACCACGCCAAGCTTTAATGCAAGGCACTCCTGTTATTTTAAGTAAAAATACAAGTCACTTAGACCTACTCGATGTGCCAGGTATTTTATGGGTCGAGTGTAAAGAAACGAACAATGCTTCTTATTCAGGTAACGCAGACGTGGGAGCAGCTACCGGTATGCAATACGAACCAGTAATGGAGTCTGTAATAGAGTGCATGAACGAAGTCAAAAATAACTACGATCACTGGAAATCGGGGGCAAAAATGGGCGGTCTAATTGTAAAGGAAAGAACTGCAGTAAATAATATTAAAGCTCAATGGAGAGATATAATCCATGGATAAAAATAAAGTTATTGCAATTAAAAGTTGGAAACGAGCTGATTATTTTGCAACAATGTTTTCAGCATTAGAACACTGTGAAGATGTAGAAAATTATACTATATTTATATCTATTGATGGTGGGCAGCCTGCTGAGACAGCGCTAATGAAACAGAGAATCAACGATAGTCCGCTAATAAAAAATATTGCTATGGCCATCGGCCATAAAAAAAATCTTGGCTGTGCAGGAAACACTAGATACCTACTAAGGCAAGCCTTTGATAAAACAGATACTAACTTCGTTATTCATTTAGAAGATGACACAGTTCCAGCCAAAGATTGTCTGCTGTATATGGAATGGGCAAATAAAACTTTTAATTCAGACCCAAAAGTTTTTTCTATATCCGGTTATAATCGAACACCGGAGAAACATAATATTAGTGAGAATCTAGACAAAACTTATATGTGTTCATGGTTTAGTTGTTGGGGCTTTGGTTTATTTAGGCATATCTATGAGGAAATAAGTGCTTCAAAACTAGGGATATTTGGAAGTATTGGAGGTGCTGGTGGGTTTGGTAAAGATACTTATCATGAAGCATGGTTAAAAGGCACCAAAATTACCGATCAAGGCTCTTGGGCGAGACCTTTCAATCATTACTATAGGCGAGACAGGTTAGAAGTCCATCCATATATAGGTCGAATACAAAATATTGGGGAAACTAGGGGTAAATGGAACCCAGGCGGCCAATGGCATAAAGATAACCAATACTGTCCGAATTGGTATGAAAATACTCCTAATAAAACTGCAATACATAAGTTTAAAATGCCTGATAAAACATTAATCAAACCAGAGAAATAAATGTTACCTACAAATAGATTAGATAGTATTAACCGCTTAGCCCCCGATCTCTTCACAAACAATGCTTCCGTATTGTATGTAGGAGCTAGAACAGATCGATTTGACTTATCAGCCCAATTAAAAAATAGTAATGCACAAATTACAGTTCTTGAAATTTTTAAGCCGAATATTAAATACTTAAAAACTTTAGAGTTTGTTCAGAAGGTAATACAAGGCGATGTCAGAAATGTAGCTACAGATATTATCTATGATAATATTATTTGGTGGCACGGTCCTGAACATATCCAAGAAACGGAGCTTGCAGCAACTTTAAGTAAGCTAGAAGAGATTTGTAAAAATATTATTTTACTTGGGTGTCCATGGGGAATTTATAAGCAAGGGCATCTTCATAATAATCCACATGAGGAGCATGTCTCACATTATGATGGAGCTACGTTTAGGGAACTGGGCTATACAGTTGAATGCCTAGGCGAGAAGAATGTTCAGGGATCAAATATAACTTCTATAAAATATATGGGGACAAAATAATGTATAATACTGGATACCCGTGATTAACAAAAGGTGCAGTTATTTTTTTAGAAACATTTTTAGAAAAGAATCCTAATGCCGATATTTTAGAATTTGGCTGTGGAGGCTCCACCAAATGGTTAGCACCACAAGTTAATAAATTAATTTCAATAGAACATGACTTAAATTGGGCCACTAAAATACAAAAAAGTACCCCAAGCAATACGTTAGTAAAACATGTTTCACGACCATGCAACACTGTATGCTCTGAATTCGAAGATGAGTCTTTTGACCTTATCTTAGTTGATGGACGAGATAGAATTGCATGTGTATTGGACTCTATACGACTATTAAAACCTAATGGATTTTTAATGCTTGACAATGCTGAACGACCTGGATATCAACCAGCCATAGATAAATTAAAGTCCTGACCTAAAACAGTGACTAAAGGCCCTGATTATACAGGTACCTTTAATTATACAAATAGGGATGGCTCAAAATGGGAAACAACGTGGTGGCAAAAGCCAGAGGTTATAAATGTATAAAGTTATCTCTACGTGCTTATTTGGGTCTTCCCCTCGAGCATATACTAAATATGCTAGGCACGCTCCTAGGTCGGCAAAATTTCTACAACAGCATTTACCAGACTGATTTTTTCGACTATATTACGATGATACAGCTCCCAAAGATATTATACAAGCTCTTTCTATTATGGGTAATGTGCAACTAATCAAAAAACCAATTGCAAAAGGCCGCGCAGGATGTTTCTGAAGGTATGAAGCTTTTGATGACTGTGAGGTAACTGTATGCAGAGATCTAGATTTTATACTGCAAGAAAACGATCTTATAAGTATAAAAGAATGGCTAAAAACAGATTACACCGTATGTAAAAGTTGGATTGCGCATGATCGACAAGGAGCATTTAATCGCAAAAACCGTCGATACTATATGGCAGGTATGATAGGAGCTAAAGGCCTTCCCTTTAACACCGCTTCTTTAATTGAAAAATATATTAGTGCAAACTTTAATCACCCAACGGATGCTGCTCACCTCTTTGCTGCAGACGAATATTTTTTAACAGACTACTTTATCCCTGAAGTATACAAAACAGCGGCAAACATTCTAATTTATATTGAGCCAAGGTGTAAAGGAAAAGTAGAAATCTTTCCGGAAAAAGAAATTTATAAATATTACCTAGCTGATTATAAGGGGATGAGCTAATGAGATATGAAAGTTAATCAACTTGAAAAACGTGCTAATAAAGCAAATTTAAATTATAGGAAAGCAAAAGAGTTGAAGATGGGGACCAAAAAAGAATTACCAGTTTTTTTACAAAACCATACATTAATTAATAAACGATGGGACAATGTGTAATATGAAGTTACCTAACTATATATACAACTCCAATCCATTCGTACCTAATCAGACCCCAATTTATTATTCTGGCCCCTACTGAAGTGAGGTGGAATTGGAAGCTGCGATAGAGGCCTTAATGAATGGTAAGTGACTGTCATCTGGAGAAAATGTGCACAAATTTGAAAAGAAGTTTTCAAAAATGTTTACTCAAAAATACTCAGTAATGGTTAATAGTGGAAGTTCGGCTAACCTTGTTATGATTGGAGCACTTAAACAAGTGTTCAATTGGAAAGATGGTGATGAAATAATTTTATCACCAGTAGGTTTTCCAACAACTATAGCGCCAGTTGTACAAAATCAGTTAAAGCCAATTTTTATAGATATAGAATTTGAAACCTTAAACTTTGATGTAAATTTAATTGAGGCTGCTATTACCACCAAAACAAAAGCCATATTTATATCACCTGTTTTAGGTAATCCACCAGATTTTGATAAATTATTAGAGATAAAAGATAAGTATGGTATCAAACTTATAATGGATAATTGTGATTCACTTGGCAGTAAATGAAGAAATAAATTATTAACTGACTATACAGTTGCATCCTCATGTTCATTTTATCCAGCACACCATATTACTACCGGTGAAGGGGGTATGGTCTCTTCAAATGATGAACGTATTGTTACGACAGCTAGAAGTTTGGCTTTTTGAGGCAGAGATTGTCATTGTGTTGGTTCAGCAAATTTATTGGCCTGCGGAACGTGCGGCAATAGGTTTGATAAGTGATTAGAAGACTACGACGATCTTATAGATCATAAATACGTCTTTACACATATGGGCTACAATTTAAAACCGTTAGATTTACAAGGGGCTATGGGGCTTGTTCAGCTAGATAAATTTCAGGAAATACACAAGCGGCGAAGATACAGTAAAAATACATTACATAAAATTATTACGGAGACTGTTCCTGATGTCTACCTGCCTGAAGAATTAGCTTTAGCCGAAACATCCTGATTTGGAACTCCGATTATATGTCGAAATAAAAGCCAAAAAAATAAACTTGTCAAATACTTTGAAGATATGAAAGTACAAACCAGAAATTATTTTGCAGGAAATATATTATTGCATCCAGGATATAAACACTTAGATAATTATAAAAACTATCCAAATGCAAATAAAGTATTACAGAGGGTCTTCTTTATTGGCGCATCCCCTCATTATACAGAAGAAATTTTTAACTATATACAAGCACAATTAAAAGGGTTTACAGAATGTTAGGCAAATATAATCCAAATCACTGAAAGTATTATAACTATGATACTGCTACATACAATTTTAGAGCTTTATTATGTGATATTTTAGGTAGAACTGATTTAGAAAATTTACACGATTCGGTGGAGTATCCAGAACTTTTTACCATGAAAACTGAGCAGAGTACAATTTATCATAAGAAATTTTATAAACAGATTAAGAGCAGTAAATTTTTAGATACCTATAATAAATTTATCGAACATATAGTTAAACCACATTTTAATGGCAATAAAATTGTTTTTCAAAAAATACCAACTTTTAGAACACAATTTTTAAATAATATATCAGTAGGTAAATGGCATAGAGATAAAGATTACAGTCACAGTGTTAATGAAAGAAATTTTTATTTATCTCTCACAGACTCTATTAATACAAATGCTGTTTGGGCTGAATCTGACGAGGGTAAAGGTGATTATAAACCATTAAATGCAAAGTATGGTGAATATATTATATGAGATGGGGCAAATTGTCGTCATGGAAATAAAGAGAATGATGAAAACTTTACTAGAGTTAGTTTTGACTTTAGAGCAATGTTATATTCTGATTACGAAGAGCATGAAAGAGCTGATAAAAAAAGTGTTAATGCTAACGTCCGCATGATATTAGGTGAATACTATGAGTCTATCTAACTAAAATGAATATACTTATTTTAGGTGATGGACTACTTGGCTCAGAACTAGTAAAACAGACTGGCTGAACTTATATTAGTAGAAAAAAATCAGAAAGATTTAATTTTACTACTCCCTCAACGTATGAAGCATGATTTAAATATCCCTTTGACACAATAATTAATTGTATAGCCTGTACTGATACGTACAGTACTAAAAGAAAAGAACATTGGGCTATTAACTATAAAGCTGTTTCAGACTTGGTCGATTTATGTAATCAATATAATAAAAAATTAGTTCATATATCAACGGACTATCTATATACCTTTAGTAAAGACAATGCTACAGAGAATGACGTACCTGTTCATTGTAGAAATTGGTATGGCTACACTAAATTACTGGCCGATGGTTATGTACAGTTAAAAGCTGATAACTTTTTATTAATACGATCTACACATAAAGCAGAGCCATTTACCTTTGATACAGCGTGAACAACGCAAACTGGAAATTTTGATTATGTATCTGTAATCGCAGACTTAATAATTAAATTAATCACTAAAGATTCACATGGAATATATAATGTCGGAACCGAGGTTAAAACAATGTATGATTTAGCTAAGCGGACTGCTAAAAACGTCAAACCTACTAGTACAAAACTCGATGAATCTACACCTTCAAATTTAATCATGGATATCAAAAAAATGAATAAGGCACTAAGCTAATGAGAGTAAATCAACTTGAAAAACGTGCTAATAAAGCAAATTTAAATTATAGGAAAGCAAAAGAGGCCTTGATATTAAAAGTCCCAGTGCCTATATTATATACAAGTAAAGGGTTGATTGCTCAACGATCAACTGTAGATTATACTGGCCTTATAAAGGGTGGTAAATTTATTGCCTTTGATGCTAAAGAAACAAAAAGTAAGACCAGCTTTCCGTTAGCCAATATCCACGATCATCAATTAAACTACTTAGAATTAGTAGAGGAGTTGGGGGGAATTGGATTTTTTCTCATTCACTTTACACAACTATATGATAACGAGGCATTTGTAACACCGCTATCTATCGTTAAAGAATATTGGTATGGAAATACACGTAAATCTATACCAATTAAAGATTTTAAAAAGGACTGACTAACCAATATTAACCAGTATTTAGACTTATGCTTATAAAAACAATTCCCAATGATACATCTGTATATCAAATTATTACTCCTATGTTTACTGGTATAGGTCATATTCCGGAACATAATGAAGTTTATACAAAATTAATACCACACAATGTAGAGAGTGTGTTGGAAGATTATCCAGCAACTATTATACATACTGTTTATTTACCTACTAAGGAGATTACTGCAATCATAGAACTATATGCTAACTCAACAAGAATATAAAAAGTTTGAACTAACCGACACATTTGTCGAAAAATATAAAAGAAGACGCCCACCTTTTGGGTTTAATGGTCTAGGTGAACTCGTATATATGAGAACCTATAGCCGTGTAAAATCAGATAATAAAAACGAAAATTGGTGGGAAACTGTCCGACGTGTTGTAGATGGAACTTACAACATGCAAAAAAATTGGATTGATTCACATCAACTTGGATGGAACGCATGGCAAGCTCAACGTTCCGCTCAAGAAATGTATGATAGAATATTTAATATGAAATTTTTACCTCCTGGTAGAGGATTATGGGCTATGGGCACTGCAATTACTGAAGAACGAAATCTTTTTGCAGCTTTAAATAATTGTGCCTTTGTTAGTACAATAACGCTAAAAGAAGATTTATCAAAACCCTTCTGCTTTCTAATGGATGCAAGTATGTTAGGAGTAGGGGTTGGGTTTGATACCAAAGGCGCAGAACAAGTATTAATTAAAGGTCAAAATACTTCCCGGCCAACAGATTGTTATCAAATACCTGACTCTAGAGAAGGGTGGGTAGAAAGTTTACGTTTACTATTAGACTCATACTTTTTAGGAACAGCTCCTCTAACATTTAATTATGATCTAATTCGTGACGAAGGACAGCCAATAAAAGGTTTTGGAGGTGTCTCCTCAGGACACAAACCATTAAAAAGTCTTCATACACAAGTTATACAAAAGTTGGATGCAAACACTGGATCTCCAATAACTATAACTACTATTGTAGATATTATGAATCTTATAGGAAAGTGTGTCGTTGCAGGTAATGTACGACGAACAGCTGAGATTGTGTTTGGAGAGATGAATAGCGAGGAATACATCCAATTAAAAAACTATAAAGTAAATCCTCATAGGGAAGAGTATGGATGGACCAGTAATAATTCAGTTTTTGCAGAGTTAGGTATGGATTATACTGAAACTGCAAAACGCATAAATGATAATGGGGAGCCCGGCTTCGCATGGCTATCTAATATGCAAAACTACTCACGTATGAGAAATGGTGCGGACAGGAAAGATCAGCGAGTTGCTGGTGGAAATCCTTGTCTAGAACAATCTCTTGAATCATATGAGCTCTGTTGTTTAGTAGAAACATTCCCCAACAATCACGAAAATTTAGATGATTATATCAAAACAATTAAGTATGCCTATCTTTATGCAAAAACAGTTACGTTAGGTAAAACTCATTGGCCAGAAACAAATCGTGTAATGTTACGTAACAGAAGGATTGGATGCTCCGTAAGTGGTATCGCGCAATTTATTACACAAAGAGGTCATGGTGAACTTAAAAAATGGCTTGAATTTGGTTACGATAGTATACAAGGCTATGATAAATTATACTCTGATTGGCTCGCGGTCCCGCGAAGTATAAAGACAACATCTGTAAAACCATCAGGGACTGTATCTTTATTAGCTGGTGCTACACCAGGGTTACATTATCCTGAGAGTCGTTTTTATATTCGACGCATACGTCTATCTAAACTATCGCCGCTTATTACACCTCTACAAAATGCTAATTATAAAGTTGAACCGGCTTATGGCAGTGAAGATACAACTATGGTTGTAGAAATTCCTGTAGATGTTGGTGAAGGTATTCGTACAGTTTCTGAAGTATCTATGTGGGAACAACTCAGCTTGGCCGCTTTTATGCAAAGAAATTGGGCTGATAACCAAGTCTCCTGTACTGTAACATTCGATCCAGAAACAGAGGGGCATCAGATAGCCGCAGCGCTTAATTATTTTCAATATCAATTAAAAGGTATCTCCTTTTTACCTAAAACAGGTAAGGGCGCTTATCGTCAAATGCCATATGAAGAAATAACAGAAAAGGAATATAACACAAAGATAGAAAAGTTAGGCTACCTAAGCTTTCGACAAGTTAAAGGTAGTGAGGCTATAGTCGAGCGATTTTGCAATAATGATACATGCGAGCTCGATTTTGATAAACCTTCTACCAATGGAAATCTTCCAGTAGAAAGTAAAGAAAAGACTACTGCATAAAGCAGTATAAATTGGTATAAGAAAGCTAGTTATATATAGGGCATATATATAGCTAGTTTTTTTTTAAACTAAACAAAAACATAACCAGAAGAGACAAACTATGACAGACACAAATATACTAGACTTAGGAATCGGAAAACTTGATAGAACCGTAACAGTTGATTCAATTGAAGAAATTGAAGTTCCCGTAAGCGGGTCTATATCAAAAAAGGTTTTATTTAAAGTATCACAGTCAGATGGACGAACATTTAACATATCTGATACGTGGGTAAAAGATTCCAAGGGTGGATTAAAAATACAAGGTCTGTGGTTAACTCTGGATGAAAAGGGCAATCTTGCTGCAAACTCAACTGTTGCAAAACTTCTTAAGCATTATCAAGTTAAGAATTTACGTGACATTGTTGGAATGGCCGTAAAAACATTTCCGGACCAGAATAACTACTTAGTATTCGCAGCATGTAACACAAATGAGTTAGAGAAAATGTTTGCAACTCCTGTACAAGAGGAAAAGGCAAACTTATTCGATTAAAATCGATTAACCAGGAAACAGAAAACTATGAGAACAACATTACAACTTTTACCCGCCGTAAACAATTTATATTCATTGAATTTAAGCTCCTCACAACTCTCTGACTTGAAAACAGTTGCAGAGAAACATACTGATTGGAAAGAAATTTCTTTGAACGGATCGTTTTGGCATTTTTCCCTAACAGATACTATTTTGGCGTTTCGTTGTATAACCGATACATGCGACATTCAGTTACGTAAAGTACCAACTGATCAAAGCAATACAACAGTCTCGGTAATTAATGCAATGAAACAACACAAACTATCAGATTGTTATATGTACACAACTAATAGTCGATATGATATGCCAAATCCCAAAAGGGGTTTGATGTTACCGACTCTTAGCGATATAAATACCGATGAATTAAAAATGTTAGATTTATTTTTAAATTTATTAGCTGAACGTAAGTGTGCATTAGATGGAATCCAGTCTATAACTACAGTAGCAGATGGGATAGAGTTGTGTAAACAACATATGATAGCTAATTTAGAGGAATTTAATAACGCTGACTCATCTGGAATAGACGACGAACAAATGAAGCCGCTAGGAATTCTATTACAAAAACTATGGCCGACTCTTTCACAGTCTATAATTAAACAGGACGCTATTACCTCTAAGCAAGACGAAATTTTAAATCGGCTTGAAGACATGGGTTTATTAGTTTACGTAGGTGAGGCAGACAATTATAGGTTTGTTATTGTAAAACATGGTACAGGTGGCAAGTCTTACTATTACAACAGGCGTTCTTATGAAGATTTTTCATTCTTCATAATACCTCATACGCACCCTGTATATGACTACTGTGATATAGGGAGGTTCATTTACATGGATAAAAGTTCCTATGAAACATGCTTAGGAAAATATTTCTTTTTAGATGATGAGCCTGCTATCCCCGAACAGGCGGATATTATTAATGAATGTGGTCGTGCAAAAGGTATTACCAAAGAACACTTTGGGTTACTAACAAACGTAGAGCTTACACAAGCTGTAAAACGCTTTATGAACCGTAAAACTAGAGTAAAACGTGAATCAGAAGCGCAGGAGAGGCTCCAACAAAAGGCCAGTGATAAAATAAAGGTCTTACAAAAAGAAGGTGGAGAGCTAAAAATAAATGACATGGTATTTACGCATTCGACAATTGAATATCAAGGTCAAGAACTTAAAATCTCTACTGATATTACTACTACGGCCTTGGAAAATTGGCCATACGCAATTGTAAGACATCTTACAAGGTTTCAAAATATTTCTGATATTCATTTTGATACAGTGATACAATCTTTTGTAAAACTTATTACTGGATTTATTATTGAGGGTCATAATGCGATATCTGGAAAAATTGGTGATGTAATATTTTCAGTAACACACCAAGAGAGTACAAACTCACGAGGTATTACTAGTATACGTTGGTATGTGAATGAACGACGTATAAATGCACAAGAGCTAGAAAAAGTACTTGAACGTGCTTTATGCTTTGAAAATCAAACCGACTATGATAGCTTCTTAAAAAGTGTAAGTACGTGCTCTTTATTCTTTCACCGTTATCTTCAGATTGGAATTGATATTGCGGTATCAGACCAGTTCGATTGTACAGAAGTAACTATGAAATTTCCGCTAGAAAGACGTAGAGGTAAAATGTACTTAGTCTTAGGAGAAAGGGAATTCCCTGTCTCTGACACACATAAATTAATTAGACTTTCTAAGAAAAACAATATCCTAGAAGTAATAACTGTTTTACTTGATGGCTCAGCTGTATATGATGTACAAGCTGATGATATTAAGCAACTTATCCTTGATGGTAAACAAGCTTATGTAGACGCTGTCGAAAAAAGTAAACTGCTTCTACAGGAAACGGAAACTCTGTTTAATATAACAGCAGAAACAATGCAGGTAGGTGGAAAGTCTAAATTTGGTTACAAAATTGAAGGTGACATACGTACTTACTTTTTAGAAAAGCCTGATGTCACTGCAGACGAAACCGCCCGTAGCTGTGGAGTCTATGACTTTTACAGTGGGCACTATATCTGTATTGTAGACAAATCGACATCACAAGTTGGACAAGACAAACTTGTCAACAGAATCTTTGCGCTGCATAATGATTCACGTGTGGCACAACATATAAACACACTAACCAGTAAAAATTCATGATAAAAGGACTCACAGAGACAGTAACTTTAAAAATCGTATCAAGCCGCGGCCACGATGAAGTCATCGATACTGCAATAAATGTAATGGAACGATTAAAAGTTGAATGTGAAGACAACGGTAAATGGGCCTATCTTAATGGCCAACAGACAAGCGTAGACAGCGTCTCTTTAGATGACCTGCTCGCTGCTGAAGATATTACTTTAACAAACGCCTTAGTTGGCGGTTAAATAAACTTAAATAAGGAGAGGTTTAAAATTTAAATCTCTCCTTATTATTAAGACAACATACTATAAAAACAATAAAAAAGGAAACAAAGCAATAAATGAATACTTTATCCATAATGAAAAATAGTAAACGATTAACTGGTGAACTTAGACAAGAAGCCAAAAACTATATTAGAAAACAATTCATCCAATTTAAAAATAAGCTTGGATCTTTTTCTAATCCAAATATTAAGTTTGTTCATAAAGTAGGCCAATCCCTAAATATCTCAGACACTGTTGTTAAAAATCTTTGTTTAGAAGCTAATTTAAATCTAGACTGTGGTACAATGAAGGACCCATCAACACGTCAGTGGATTAATAGCAAAATTGAGGAAGGCATGTGTCAAGCAAGTCTCGTTAATGAATTAAACTCCAGAAATGTATTAAATACACGTGGTAACCCAATTACTTATAGCTGTTTAGATGCGTACAGACGTACCTACATGGGAGTAGACGTAGGACATGTAAGTTCTGGTACTCCTGATTTTGTGAATCATATGCCAAGGAAACGTCCTAGTGTAAAGACTGGCGGAATTGGTGTACATGATACTAAAAAGCCTATTGAAGTAACAACACCTAGATATAATATTCATATAGGTACCCTTTATAGAGGACTTAATGTCAGCGAAACACAAGTGAAAAGACTTTTCACAAAAGAACAAATAGAGCATTCTGCTCCTAATCATTTAATTGCTGAGTATCGTCAAAAACAAGCAGTTAAAAGCACAAAAACTACAAAACGTAGATAATGCGTTTTAGTATTTCAAAAGAGGTTTATGATAACCTCATTTCATATGGCAATAAATTTTCTTCGAAAGAAGTGTGTGGGGCTCTGGTCGGTTATGCTGGCCAGGGTACTTACACTTGCGATCAATTTAATACCTTAACAAATGTAAGTAAAGAAGATCAAGGAGCTAACTACGTCCCTGATCCCAATGAATTTTTTAATGTTTTATCTAAAACAAAACAATTCGATAAAACAAATACAAAAGACTTAGTAGGTATCTTCCATACACATCCTCACAGCTTACCTATACCCTCTCAAATAGATATAAATGGAGCTGGGTACGCAGGCATTTATATTATCTACTCACCTAAGTATGATAAGTTAAGTACATTTTATTATAATGGGGATGAAACAGATAGGAAGTTTATCCCAACAACAACTACGGAGATAATATGAAAAACATTCTTATTGTAGGAGCTGGGGGCATAGGCAGTTGGCTAGCAGCTCAGTTATATCACTTAAACTACCACAACCAATTACAAGATGTGCCAATAACATTTTGTGACGATGACACTGTAGATACACCTAATTTACTATATCAAAACTTTACAGAAGATGACTTCATGGAAAAGAAGATAAATAGTATCAGTGATCAATATGGATTCACCGGCATCGATACACGCATAGTCAGCCCAGCTGAACTTAATCCATATACATGTGTAGTGTCATGTGTAGATAACGCTAAATTTCGGAACTTATTATTTAATTGGGCGTTTCAAGAGAATAATGCAGATAAGCATTGGATTGACTTACGATCAGAAGGAAACTCCGTTGCAGCTTTTTGTAAACATAAATCTCATACACTAGAAAGCATGATCAAGACGCTCGGTAATTTTGATAAAAATGCAGACGCTGCTGAAGGCGGCAGTTGTCAACGAGCACAAGATCTTAATGCTGGAATTATACAAGTTGGAAATCGAATTATTGCGAATATAGGTGTGCAATTAATTTTAAATTATATCCGACATGTGTATAGCCCAGCTAAATTCGTTTATACTTTTTAATAACTAATCAGGAATTACACGTTTTATGAATGAAAAATTAACAAGCAGGAAACTTTGGGTAGCATTGGGCGGCGTTTTTGCCGTCGTGTTAACAGAGTGGATAGGCATCAGTGCAGAAGCATCTGCTTCTATTATTGACACTATTACTGTAATTGTACCATCTTATCTAGCTGGCCAAGGTATTGTTGATGCTTTGGGCGCTTTAGGAAAAAAGAAGTAAAACTTTAAAGTAGGGCATACAGATTTGATTTAATATAGTCATACAACTCCTTATTGATTGACCAGTCCCAGAATCTGTATGCCCGCTTTATTAAAATTATGGCAGGCTTAGAGTCTTACTTTAAATTATTAGGTAAATGTGGAACAATTACGCGAGAAGAAGAACGTAAATTACTTACGGAAGCAAGAGCTGGTAATCAGACTGCTTATAATAAATTATTATCATCCCACTTAAAATTTGTGGTTTCAGTGGCGAAACAGTATCAAAATCAAGGTTTAACCTTGGAAGAGTTAATTGCAGAAGGAAATTTAGGAATAGTAAAAGCTTTTCATAAGTTTGATTTAACAAGGACAAACAATTTTATAACGTATGCGGTATGGTGGATACGCCAATCCATTATGAATAGCATACATGAAAATGCAAAATTAATTCGTTTACCTGTAAATAAAATTACCAATATAACTAAATTATCTCGTATTAAACATGAGCTCACAGCTAAAAAGGGGCGGCCTCCTACTATAGAAGAGTTGCAACAACATCTCGTTAAAATTGGCCGTGAAAAATTACTTGTAGATGCTAAGTTTTCCTATTCTTATGTTCCATTAGACGCTCCACAAACTGAAAATAAGAAGACATTAGAGGAAGTAATCCCGACTGAGCCTACGGCAGCAGAAAAAGATGACTTTTTAAACTCTTTAAAACAAGAATTACAAACCGTCTTACATAATTTTTCACAACGTGAACAACATATTATATCTATGTATTTTGGAATTGATCAAGTACGCAACTACACTTTAGAAGAAATAGGCGTTGATCTCGGCTTGACACGTGAACGTATCCGACAAATTAAACAGAAGGTTTTACAAAAAATGAACTCAAAACGCTTAAGAGGCTTATTGCAACCATTTTTATATGATGACTTATATAACAAATAAAAAACAACTCGCTGAGGCTCTAGAAGTACTCAAACAAAAAAAGCGAATCGCTTTAGATACAGAAACTACTGGATTAGATCCATTAAGTGACAAAGTACTATTGATCGCTCTTGGTGATGAAACTCATCAATATGTTATTGATGTAGCTAAACTCGAAAATTCTATGCCGGATCTTATAAGCTACTTAGAAAATCCAGATCTTATAAAAGTATTACATAATGCTAAATTTGATTATAAAATGCTTAAATCTAATTTTTATCTGGATATGCAAAATATGAAAGATACCTTTTTACTAGACTGTTTAATTACCCAAGGGGTGTTAAATGCACGTCATGGATTAGCTAATCTTCTCGAGAGTTATCTAAATATAATATTACCAAAAACTGAACAATTAACATTTACCAAAATGGTATACGGTGCAGAGTTTACTGCAGAACAAGTTAAATATGCACAAAATGATGTAAAATATCTTTTACAGCTGTATGATTATCTAATGCAGGAAATTAAAAAACGTAATATGGGTCTTCTTGCTGATTTAGAAAACGAATGTGTACGAGCAACAGGAGACCTCGAATTGAATGGAATTCATCTAGATCGAGCTAAATGGCTGACTTTGTGTAATGCTGCAGAATCAGAAGCTAAGACTTATAAAAGCGTCTTAGATAACGCTTTTAAACAGTATTGTAATTTGGATTTATTTAATGCGGTAGATATAAACTATAAATCTCCTAAACAAATATTACCAATTTTAAGTACAATTTGTCAAGCACCTATTACGTCCACAAGTACTACAGCTCTTAAAGCTTATAAGTCAAACCCCACTGTAAAAGCGTTGTTAGACTATCGGATGGCGATGAAACGAGTGAATACATATGGCGAAGACTTTTATGAAAAAAGTGTTCATCCTGTTGATGGACGTATACATGCAGAATTTTGGCAATTAGGCCGTGCACATACAGGCAGATATGCTAGTGCAAAACCTAACATGCAAAATATACCTGCAACTAAAGAATACAGGGAAGCCTTTACAGCTCAAAATGCTGACTATAGGATTATTGCGGCCGACTTTTCAGGCCAAGAGCTTAGACTATTAGCGCATATAAGTCAGGAGCCAAAATTTAAAACTGCATTAGAATCAGGTAAAGATCTTCATACAAATTCGGCCTCTTTAGTTTTTGAAACACCATATGATAAGGTAACAAAGATAGAACGTCAAGCAGCTAAGGCAATTACATTTGGCCTAATTTATGGAATGGGGCCTATGAAACTAGCACATACCTTAGAGATTGATATTATTGAGGCTAAAAAGCTAATTCAAAAATATTTTCGTGCCTTTCCTCAAATAAAAATTACCATGTCTAAACTTGAGGCCCAGGCCCGAATTTCTAAAGTTGCACTATCACCTTTAGATGGTAGACAGAGTAGCTTAGCATTTGTAAATTGGAATGACCGACGAGAAGTGTCCCATGCGTTAAAT